TAGGGCTGGTTTGTAAATGATTGCCCTCTGATGGGTGTGAGGAAACACCAGAGGGCTGCGGGTGTGTTCAGGTCCGCTTTAGCAGACTAATCAGAACAGGAACTTGACGCCAGCCTTGCCGCCGTAGCTGTTCACAGCATCTCCAGTGATGCCTGAAATCTCTCCGTACACCGAGAGCTTTGAGGAAGCAGCCACTGCACCACCGATTTTTCCTGAGAACTGAGCCTCAGTGTCCGCCCCGTCGAGTGTGACTAGCGCAGGACCCCCTTGGAGATACCAGCTATAAACGCCGTCTCCACCTTCATAACCAAGGTGGATGTCAGTTACAGCGCCTGAATAATCACTGCCGGCCCATCCTGCGTTGGCCTCAATGTTGGCGTAGGGACCTGCGATCGCAGAGAGGGGAGCCAAGGCAAGAGCGCCAGCGGCTGCACCAAAAACAATTCGCTTGATCATTTGATTGTTGATTAGCGTTTTTCGAGCCCACCTTACAGGCTTTAGGCAAAAGTGCCGATGGCGCGTCAGCCATTCTGGTTAGTGGTTACCGATCCAATTCGCATATTTGATATGCAAGCCGGTGTATAGGCCGTGCATTGCGTGACCTGGATTGTCCCGGCCATCGTGCATGTAAAGCGCCTGAATCCAGCGGATTCTATTTTCCATGGCCACACGGTCTTGTGCCCCAGGCTTGCAGGGGATCATCGGGTCAGGTCGAGTCATTACTCAGCAGGTTCAGGCGTGTTGCCTTCAGCGACCCACGCAAGGTATTCCTGATAGTCGGTGTTGTCGGGTTGGAGCGGGATGCTCATGTTTTTATCAACCCACAGAACGGAACACTCAACGCCGTCAATTTGTTGCAGTTTGTATCTAGTCATTAGAGTTCAGCGGATAAAGAGATGTGACCGCCATCATTAATCATCAGCTGTATAGGCCGCCCACTGGTCATGCCGCTAGTGCTAAATGAAAGGTAGAGCGATCCAATACTCCCAGAGTTAATTGAGGGACTAGACAAAGAATAACTAGAGGCTTGTTGGTCGTCAGCAGCGCAAGAGCTGGCAGTAACTGATGGAACCGTACGCATGGGAGCAATAAGCGCAAAGTAAAAACGTGCGGATGCTGCTCCCCCAGCAATACCCATTCCTGCATAAACCCGGGTGGTGTTGTTAGTTGTATAGTATTGGAAATATCTTAGACACCTCTGCAGCTCATCGCCGTAGCTTCTGTGCTCAAACGGTGTTGCCTTTTCGCCAACTTCTAATTGAACGCCGGTGATGTAAATAGTCGCGTCAACAGTCGAAATGGGTTGCACCTGACCTGTTGCACCCCAATAGTTTGCACCTGCCCAAGTATCTGCGGCGCCACGATAAGTAGCCCCAGCGCACAAGCTAAAAAATAATCCAATACCACCCGAATTGTTTGTGTTCCAAGTCCCAGACGTATCACCCGAAATAGTGACTGTTTTGTGCTCCCAAGTATCTGCTGTATTGATTGTATAAATAAATGGGTGGGAACGATTGCCTGCGGAATTTTGAATACTTCCGCCAAGGTTGCCTGTTAAACTTGAGCGAACAAAGAACGACAGAGTTACTGTTTTTGCCGAAGATGTACCCCAATCAAGATCGGCAATGTTAAAGCCTTCAATGTATTGCCTAAATGTACCAATATCATTATCCCCGATTGAAGAATCTGCAGTAGTAATTGTAATTTTAGCGGAATTAGTGAATCCGGTTGGTGCAGTTGTAGAACGCTGAACACTGACAGCTCCGGCAGTGTTTTCGTAAACGTTCCAACGATCTAACAAGTAAGTATTAGCATCATTAGGAACAGCAACACTTGACCCAGAGTTGCGCTGATCGTGAACCATCGATCCGTTGATAATTTTGTTTCGCGAACTCAACGCACCAGCAGTCGGCAACTGAACGCCGTCAAGCTGAACATGCCCCGTTGAATCGATAGCGATGCCGCCGTCAGACGTGGCGGTGTTCTCGATCTTGTTGACCTTAAGCGTGCTCATCTCAGGAAGGCTTTACGGGCCAAGTGGGGTTTGCTGGATCGCTGGTGTTAGCTGGCAGATCGCGCAGCTCCTGTCTGTACGTTTTTAACGCAGCGGGAATGTTGGTGCCAAGCTCTTTGTGCTTTACAACCTCCCAGTCAGTGTCAGACAGCAGTTGAGTGCGCTTAGTGCGTAGGACGCTCCAGGCTTGAGCTGTTACTGCTGCGTTATAGGCAGTCTGCAGTTCAGTCTCAGTGGGCTGAGGGTCAGGACCGCTCCACTCAACGATGGTATGTGGGGGAACTGATTGAGTGAGCTTGTAATTGTTGGCGTTTAAGCCAAGTTGATCAATGGCAATATTGATGTCCATGATTAGGCCTCCTTGTAGATTTCAACGATTGTATAGACCTCAACACCGCCAAAGTTCACATTGGGGCCAAAACCAAAGGTTGATGTAGTGCTAACACCTCGATGCTGTACTTCGTAAACCGTGTTTCCTGTGATTACAACTCTTGCTGTTACAAAGGACCGAGTGGTTATTGCGTCACCGCTACCGCTGCTCTCAACAGTCCCGTTTTCAACAACTGCATCACCTGTAATGTCATACAAACGAGCTTGATGCCCATCTACTCTAAACGCAGGGGCTGACGCTAAAATTAAATAACTGCCTGCTCCTAACGTAAATTGATTGCTGCTAATAGAAACAATCCCGTCAGGATCTGCAATCTCGTTGTTTAAGTCGCGGGTACGAAAGGCCCCGCTTGTAAACGTGCCGCCATGCGTGTCATTAGATTTTTCATCAGAAATAATCGCATAACTGGTAAACGATCCAGGAGGCGTGACAAAGGCCAACTGACCAGCCGTTGAACCGTTTGCTAAATATTGATTCGCGCTGCCATTACCGGTTGGCAACGTAAGCGTGTTGTCGCCTGCTGTTGCAGGTGCCGTAATCTCAGAAAAGCCTGAGTTGCTGCCGTTCAGTCTTAAGCTCATCCTGCACCTCCGTTGAGCGCGGTTTTGATCTCAGCTGTAGAGCTGGCAGCATCAATGCTTGTTTGCATTGTCGCGTACTTTGTGCGAATTGTCGCCCGTGATGCCTCTGCTGCTTCAGCGTCCGCACCAGGAATCTGCTTAGAGATCACCTCATCATGAGGTGCAAACTCTTCAGCACGCTTGGCACGGCGCATTTCATGCCCGATAACCTTTGACTTGGTCAGGTCCTCTGCAATCGTCTTGCCGGACTTGACCCAAGCATTGCGGAACGTGCGATCAGTAGGCACCGCATCGTCATCGACGATTTCGTAATCAGTTAGGCCAAGTTTTGCAGGAAGCTCTTCAACAGGAACTTCTCCTGATGGGGTGACGACTGCAACAGTGCCGTCAGAATTAGCGTAAATAATTTTAGTCATGATTAATTAACGGAAGACCACCACACTATTGTGTGCTAAATCAGCCACAACGTCACCAGACGTTGAGAATGTTCCCACGCGAACACTGGTGTTGACAATTGTGCTGTCCGTTCTTTGTGCCATCGCTCTGTTTGGGTTTCCAGATTCAGCAGTCATACCAACTACAGCATAATTAGCGTCCGTCATTGCAGTTGTAAAGGTAAGCGTATAATCGCCTGTCCCATTATCAGTAATGGAAGCAATGTTAAATGAAGTCCTAATGGCAACTGTTCCAGTGCCGTTGAAGTTTACCCAAGCCTTAGCCGCCCCACTTAAATTTTGTTTTGCATCTGTTACTGCATCAGCAGCAATCATGTCCGTGTCAACAATTCCGTCAGGCAGGCCGCCAACCGATACGCCTGTGATTGTTCCGTCGCCGTCAATCGTGATTGCCATGATCAGCTGATAACGAGGTGGGACGTAGCAGGCACCGTTACGGTGACGCCGCTGTTGATGACCAGTGGGCCAACGGCGTGAGCACCACTGTTTGCACTGATGCTATATGAGGTCGTGACAGTTAAGTCATTCTCGTAGAAACAAGCGTCACCGCCTGCGCCTGTTGCCCCTCCTCCCACAGCCACGAATGCTGTGCCGTTGTAAATTTCTGCTGAAGTTGTAGTGGTGTTAAACCGCAGGTCTCCGGCAGTTGGACTGCCTGGCCGTTGCGCCGTTGTGCCAGATGGAATCTGAAGTGCCGACGTGCTGCTAATGACGACATCGCCCGTAAACGTCGGGCCTGCTAGTGGGGCAAGCCCAAGGTTGGCCGATCCAATGCCGCCAACAGTGCTGACGTTGACGTAACCGTCGTTAGCCGCATTCCTGATCTTGAGGGTGCTGTCGCCAGTATCGACGTACCACTGAAAGGCAAACGTCGTTGCAGGGTCGCTTGAGCTGCTGTTATTTGACGCAACAGCAGACAGGGCGTTATTTAAATCCGAACGGAATGCCGCACCCGTGGCGTTCGCAAGATTGTAGTCGTGTGTTGCCACAACAAATCTGCTTGGTATCGCCTAATTCTACTGCCCCCGGCCATAGCCGTTTGCTGAGTATGTGAAATTGCGATTCACGTTGTTGTCGCTTGCGTCCAGCACATCAATGTCAAACCCGGTGCTGCTGACGTTTGAGATGTTGAAGCGTTCGTTGGCTCCTAGGTTCTGCACGGTGATTCCAACGCTTGGCAGGTAAGCATTGACGCCCCCAAGGGCTGACGTGCCAGTGAAAAACGGCTTTTCAAACGTCACTGACTTAGTGCTGGTGCCGCTGGCAACTTCCGAGTCTGATGACTCAGTGCGTGACTTCAGCTCGATCTTGTAGCCCAGCTCGTCAACAAGGATGTTTTCGTCCACCTTGTCGCTGGTCAGCTCTGTCTTGAACTGGAACGCACGGCCCTTGAATGTGCCGCTGTTGAACGTCGTCCAATCGCCATAAGTCGGTGATCCACTTGGATCGTCATTCGTGGTGCGTACATACAGCTCTGCATTGACGTTGTTCACGTCATCCCCATCAATGTCGTCCCAGTCATCAAGTTTTGCGGTGCGACCATCCATGAGGTCTCTTGGCAAGAACGCCCGCGTGACAAACCGACGCTCCAGCTCAACGGCGTTAAGCGCCAGGCCCATGTCAATAGTGTCAAGGAAGGTGTAAGTGCCAAGCGATTTAATGTCGCCAAGAAAATCAATGGTTTCAATATCGTTAATGTCGCCCTCGTCATCTATCAACTGAGAACCGTCAAGGGTTAGGGCGTCAAACTCATCGCTGTAAAAAGTATCGACATGCGTGCCTTGGAACGGCAGTGGTGTTTGCTGGTCTTCCCGATGGTTTTTGACAACTAAATCACCAAACGCATCGGGCTGATCCACGATCACGCTGGCGTCATCAGGGCTAAATCTGCCGCCGTCATCTTTGAACTTGACAATGTATTCCCCCTCAAGCAGAGAAACATTTGCTTCAGTTGAGCTGCCTGCGATTGCAGTAATCAAGTCAACGCTATTGCTGAATGTTGCTGAACCGTCAGTTTTGCTGCTGTGGCGGATGTGAACCTTGCCGCCAATCTTTACGTCAGCGTCAACAGTTTCGTCCCACTTGAGCCGCGCTGAGTTGGTTGAGATCGCTTCAAGGGTGAGATTCTGCACATTGCCTGGCAGTGCAGTTTTGCCCGCAAGCTCAAACTTGTTTGTGACAATAGTACTCTGACGGCCAATGTAGTTGTACGCGATAATTTGAACTTCAAGCGTTCCAACCTTCAACCCTTTGATTTGTGGGGACGTTGAAGAGGTAATAATTTCCTCAAAATTGTTATCGTCAAGCCGATATTTGATTCGATATTCAGAAACTCTCCGGCGGTCTCCTGACCAGCTTAAATCAACGCCAGTTCTGACAATCCCATCATCCTCGTACAAGAACTCTGTGACAGACACATTGGAAACAGGGTCTGGCGTGGATGACAGATTGGTTATATCGCGTTGCGTCAGGTTGAGGTCTTCCTCAACAGCGTCATAAATAGTTTCGTTGTACCTGATCGCAGTTACGGCAAAAACGCCGTCATCGCCTTCAGCAACTGAGACAACACGGAACTGCTGTGACTGAATATCAGTGGTTTGAATCAACCAGTTTGAGTTTGCTGCTGGTGCTTGGCTGAAACTGCCAGAGATAGTGACAACTGCAGAATCAATAGAGTCAACGTCCTTTGTTTCTACAAGGCCAGTTGGCAGGACCACAGAGATTGTTGGTGACTGATCAGTGTCTACCGAGAAGTCGGTGGTGCTATCGATTGTCACTGCGGTTGTCGTCGCGGACTTCACGCGACCCACCCGCCGCGTACCACCGCGAACAGGGTCAGCAACGTCAATGACCATTCCAGGGCGTACAACAATTCCTGAATCAATTCCAATCGAAAACGTGCAAGTCTCTGTCAGGTTTTGTTCGCTGAGAAGCGTCCATTTGCCCAGCCTGTTTGCCTGGCCTTGCGAATAGCAGCCGACAGCTTTGATGTCTTTGTTGATGACACCGTATTTGCTGACTGCGTCGTCGTCTTCAACGTACTCAAACGAAACCTCTCCTAGGTCGTCATAGTTTTGGTACGCAACGGTGGCGCATGTATGTCGTGACTTTTGCGATGAACCTGAATAGGTAAACAGTCCATCGACAACATTTGAAGGTCCAAGCAGATATTGCGAATCAGCAGGCTTGTCCTGTGAAAGCACAAGCGATCCAGCACCGTAATGAGAGATGCCCCGAAAGATGCTCGTCATCTCAGAGATGACATTGAACACCTCATCACGGCTGTTAAGCAGCATGTTGCAGGCGAAGCGCACCTCTTGGCCGCCTCTGCCGTTCGAAACCAGCTCATTGCAATACTGCGATATTGAGAAAAAGTCATAGCGATCTAGCGAAGACTCAGGCACGGAACACCCGTACCTGGTACTCGTAAGCAAATCAAATAAGCACCAGGCTGGGTCGTTCGTCCAGGTTGCCGCTTGAAACTGGCCATCCCACACGCCGGAGTACGAAATCCTTCCAAGATGTGTTGTTGTGTCTACGGTTGCGTTGCTTGGGATGCGTACTTTGATCCCACGGATAAGGTATTTGCGTGACGGGATATTTGAGAACTGGCGCGAGTCAAAACGCAGGTGGCACAGTGCGCTGTTCGGGTAGCGCAGCTTTTCGTCAATGATTTCGGTAAAGCTTGACCAGAACGTGCGGCTCTGGTTTTTTGTCGTTTGGTTATCAGCAGTAACTCGGACTAATTTAATATCAACAGGGAACGCTCCAGTAAGCGTGATGATGTGATCACGCAGATACTGGTCGCTAGTCTTGCCGCTGATAGTTCTATCGCCGCCGACAGTATTAAAGCCACCCCCGTTGTACTGAACTTGAATCCTGTAAGTAACTGAGTTGCCTACAATATCGCCGTCATCTTCAATCTTCTGCAAAGCAGGAACAGAAATTGTAATTCTTACGCGATCAACGTCAGTGTCTGTAATTGTTCGCGTTACTGCGGTGCTGTTTAAAATCTCAACTCCTACACTCTTTTCACTTTGTGTACCGCCAACGGCAGAGATGTAAGACTGCGCCTGCGTGCCGTTACGGGTGGTGACTGAAAAGCCGGTGAAGTTGTTTGATCCACCTGCAGACTCGACAGGTGTTCCATCCAGAAAAATACCTTTGTTGCCGTCTTCAATCCCGTCAATCTCTCCTTCGCTTAGAAGGTCAAGGACAGAGGCAAACTGAACTGACTGCAAACTGTCGTCAGCTTCTGTTGGCGTGCGGCTGCTGCCGCCACCACCGCCACCGCCTTTCCCGCCACCGCCACCACCAGCACCGATTATTTTGCTGCCTAAGCCAGCGTTGTGAACGCGGACACCATTGGCGATGAAGGTATGGCGGCCTTCCACCGTCAGGTTGTAAACCGTATGGTTGCCCAGCTCGTCACGGCTAAGGATTGGCCGCAGCTGGTTCAGCGAATCAACGACACAATCATCAGCCTCAAGCGTTCCAATCTCAACAAAAGCGTTGTATTGGTTCAACACCCAGTGGTTAGGAGTTGCGTCTAGGGACTCACCGCCCCAAAGCGTGTATCTGACGACTCGTTCATTCTCATGCTTATGAACCTTCAGGACTTTGGCTGAATGGATCTCGCCCTTGTCGTCAAAGCTCAGAACGCTTGAGCCAACAACGATCTCATCAATGCGGGTTTGCCCGCCAGGGACAGCAACAAGCGTCTCAGCAGTAAAGCAACCGCCACCGCCGCCAGCACCAATAATTCGTTTAGTCATCAGTGTCTAAGCCAGACGAAAGGACAGCAGAGCCAACAAACAAACGCCCGTAAGCGATTGGGACGGGCAAGCCCTGTTTGCTGGTGTTAACCACCCCACTGAAGCTAAAAGACTCAAGCTTGGCAGCTTCCTTGCCGCGACTTAAAGACGAAATCGCGGGTGCAGGCGAGATCATTTGCGCCACCCCGCTAAGCACTAAAGAAGCGCCAACCGCAGATAGTGCCGTACCAAACGCAGCAGCGTTCAACACGCTTAAAGTTGAAACACCAAGCGCAGCCTGTGCGCCAAAAATGCTAGTTGTTCCAAACAAACCCGCGCCAGGCAACAAAAAAGAAGCAGCAATTAGGCCAACCCCGGCGAGTATCTGCCCAGTGCCTCGCCCTGCACCAGCCAGCACAGGCGCAATCCTGAATACCTCACGCTCGCTCCAAGGCAGGAACAATCCGGTCACGTCATCGTTATGAACCACATCTTGTCCGACGGTGACCCGGTAAGCCATGCCGTCCTTTTCTTGATCCAGCATCCACTTCTGTAGACCTGGGAAGTTTGCAAACAACGCCTTCAATGCCTGCTGCGGCGTATCAGCTACAAACTCAAACCGGCCTTGACCTAAAAATTCACGCAGCTGGCCGTAAACCTTGACGACTTTCATGCCGTAGCGCCTTCGCCGTGTTCTTCAGATAATAACCGCCGTACACATCCCGGCTAGACAAACGCCCCTGGATATGGTGCAACACCAATTGCTCTCCAAGGTAGATAGCGGCATGGTTTGGGACGGGTGATGAGAGTTGCATCAATACAGCATCGCCCCGTTCCAGCTCCCCTATCGGGATCTCATGGAACCCTTCTTTCATGAAGTTGTCGAGATACATGTTCTCGCCATGCTCCCACCACTGATCACGCCGTTCATAGTTATGCAGATCTAGGCCCCACTCACGTTTGTACCAATCACGGCAGAGTGAATAACAATCAACTAGGCCATGCACAAACTCACGCCCTACATAAGGCAGCTCAAACCCTTCTGGTTCGCAATATCCCCACAGCTCTGTGTTTGGATTGACGACGTACCAAGGCAGCCCGCTGTTTTCGCAGGCCACACGGTCAGCCGGTGATGGTGCGTGGTTTGTAACTGGGTGACTGTGCACAACGGCAATAATCTCTCCCTTGTCTTCCGTTTCTGCATACTCCGAAGAATCCAGCACAAAGTGTTCATCTGGAGTCTCTGCCAAGTTGGTGCAGGGGAAATAACGACGCCTGCCTTTTACAACAGCGACTAATCCACAAGACTCTCTAGGCGCTTCTTGTTTTGCGTGCTCTAGCGCAGCCTGTTTGATTGACGGTGGCAGCGTCATTGGGTCAAGCCAGCACCAGGGAACGATCCAAATGGAAGCTCAGCCGAAGCGCCAAACCGTGCCTTGCAACTGCTTAGACGCTTGCCACAGCGATCATCTGCGCGAGCGGTCTGAGCGTTGTCATTGACATCAAAGAAGTCATCGCCTGAATAGCTGCACTCTGTGCTGCGATACTCCCACTGACAGATGTTTGCGACGATTTGCCTTTTGGGAACAACCGTTCCAGCCATATCAAACTTGCTTGCCAGTTCAAAGCTGACAGCATCACGATTTTCAGATGCCTTGCGGTCGATATACCAAATCTCTTCTGGAAAACTTGCGTAGGGGTCTGCAGCAGACTCGCCATCCAAGAATTTTTTCAGCGTGCGGATACGTTTCACCTCTGCGCCTGTAAGGTCATTCCCTGGCGTGACTAGGTTCACATCTAAAAGCAGCGCCGTAATATCACTGTTCAGGTTGGCGACCGTCAAAGTCGGGCGCGGCAAGCTGCCAGTGCTGGTGTACTCAAACCCTTCTGCTTTTACAGGCAGCCTGAAATAGCTGTTACCGTTCCAAGTGATGTTGCCGTCAACATCTGCATTCGCTCCGCTGTGCCAACGCACGACTGTCGTTGCGCCGTGCAAGTCATTATCAAGATGCAGCTCAAACAGTTCGATGATTGCGCTTGGAGCAAGCTTGGCTAACTCCTCATGGATTGAGCTAATCGCCGTCCATGTGACCGTGTTATCAACGACAGTGCTGCCAATGTCTGTAGGCCACTCCGGCTCTGAACTGGCGGACGTTCCAGCGGTTGTACAGCGGAAGACCAGACCGCTTGGCTGCAACGCCGTGGCGCGTCGAACGTCTCCGATCGAAAAAGCAGTGTCAGCAGCCCATGCAGTAAATGCCATTACGGTTCAAAGACTTCCCTGAATGTTGCCTGAATCGTGGCACGGTTCAAGTACGGAATTGACTTGCTCCACTCCTCACAAACAAACTTAGAACTGCTGCCCTCGCCTGGTGGCGTGAAATCAAATGCTTCATTGTCCCCAGCTCTAGCGTCCAAGAACGTCTCGATGGTATCCGAGTCAGTCTCTGAGACGTTGAAAGTCAGGCTGTAAACCTTTGGATTTTGGTTGAGGCCGAAGCTCAAACGCTGTTCATAACCATCACCAAAACGCACAGTCCGTACTGACGGTGCGCTTGATTTTTGCAGCCCGTAAGCAGGCGTGATTGAGGGAAAGGTTGCCATTATGCGAGTAATCCTCCAGGGCGTTTCTGTTTGATCAGCTCAGCCTGAACAGCAGCGCCAAGCATCTTGCCAAGTTGTCCTGCCTGGTCAGAGTCGCCTTCAACACTAGAGCCAGAGGCATCAACGTTCACAACGATGTTAGAGCCGCCTAGGGCGCTGTTTGGCGTAACGCTGCCGGTCCTGCCTGGCGTGAACAATTCAGGACCACGCTCGCCCACGATGAAAGAACGGCCACCCGTTGCCGTACCGCCGTCAGCCATGAACCCGCCAAATATGCTGCCAAGCAGCCCACCACCTTTTGTAAGCCCCCCGCTGAGGTTCCCAAAGAACAACATGTTCTTAGCGACCATCAACAGATCGTTGGCCAAGTTGTTCAACAAGTTAGACGCCGATTCAGCCAGCGTTTGGGTGCCCATCACAGCGCCCTTGAGTGCATCGACAACGCCGTTTGCAATGGTGTCAGCGATGCCCTGATACCGCTGCGCTAATTGTTTAATTCGCTCTGCTTCAGCCTCCTGCGCTTTTTTGAGGTCCTCTGCATTCTTTTTCTGCTGATCTGCTATTTCTTGATCTCTTTGCTTCTTAAACAGTTGAAGCTCATTAACAGTAAATCGTGTTCTTGTTTCCTGGATTAGTTGATCGGCTAAA